CTATGCCGCCGATGCCGCCAGTGCCGCCTATGCCGCCTATGCCGCCGCCAGTGCCGCCTATGCCGCCTATGCCGCCGATGCCGCCTATGCCGCCGATGCCGCCGCCTATGCCGACCATGCCGCCTGGGCCGCGACTCTAGTGCGATCCGCCGACATCGTGAGGGAGCATTACCCCAAGCCGCCAACGTTAGAGAAAGCGAGGGCGTGATGAGTGAGAAGTGCCCGAAGTGCGGGGCGGAAGCATTTTACATTGGTGCGATTGGCCAGGATTACAAATGCGGCACCAGCTTTATTGACGGCGTATGTCAGTATGTTGGCAGAAAATGCCTAGAGCGCCAACTCGCCACCGTGACCGCCGAGCGGGACGCACTGGCCGGCAAGTTGGCCTTATCCGAATCAGCATACGTTTTGGAGCACACAGGCAAGATCAGTGTGTTCTGGAATCCTGAAGGTTTTTGGGGATCGTGTGTGGGCGCTGACGACCTATTGGGGCCGTACGGTTTGTCGATAGAGGCGGCGAGGGCGGCGGCTGGTGTATATCAAACTAAAATAAAGGGTTGAACGTGAATGCTACATGCACGATATGGCCGCACAAGATCACCAATGATTGGTGCCACCTCTGCGGCAGGCGGTCGTCCTCATTAGCGGACATCTGGTATCCAGATAACGCTGAGTGTGGCGGAGAGCAGAGAAACTACATTCGCATCTGCGCGTGTTGTGGTCAACTGATTGTCGAAAAGGCTAATTCATTGGAGGGCCGTGGGTAGGATGGTCGCCCCACGGGGCTACTGCTGGTTTAACAGCGTTGCGGTCATCCAGTGCCGTGCGGGGTCGCTGTGGTGTGACACAGGGCTCGATAAAAAGAGTGGTGACTTTGGTTGGAATCCATGCTCCGCACGTATTAACACTCAGGAGGCGGCGAAGGCCGAGAGCGATGGATAAATGCCCAAAGTGCGGGATGGAGTGTTTCGACACGGCGGTTGCCTATGCTGGCGGTCTGCTGATCAGTATTGGCGGCCATGATGTCGATGGCGATATATGTCTCCGCAATCAGCTCGCCCAGCGTGACGCGCGGATTGAGCGGCTGAGCGTAGAGTGGGCCTACCTGCGCGCGGGTTGCCAGTACGCGGTGGACCACGACGGCAACGGCGCGGCCAAGATAGCCCAGTACGCCCAGCGGATGATGGACCTATGCGACGGTAAAGAACACGTCCCAGCCGACGAGTGGGGCAATCCATTAAACGACGACAGCGCGGGGTAGCCATGATTATTCCAGCCGCCAGACGCAAGAAACTTGCCGCCTATTTGCGGAACCACACCATAGCCGAGACTCACCGCAAGTTCGGCCACGCGAAAAGCACATTGCGGCTCATCAAGCGCGACGTGCTGGGCATCCTGCCCCAGCGGGTGCCGTGGCGGATCGACGACGCAGGGTGCTACCTACCGACGCCCGAGCAGATAGCGGCGGCGTGCCTGGAGTTTCAGCGGCAGCACAGGCGCGAGGACGATGCGCCCACATACACCGTGCCGCAATTTGGCGTGTCGCATGTCGGCAGGCGCGGCAGGACACAGTTCGAGGCGATGTAGATGGGTGCGACGATAGAACAAGCCGAGTGCCTGGAGTGGCTGCGTCGCCAGCCGGACGACTCCGTGGACTTGGTGATGTGCTCGCCACCCTACGAAGCGGCCCGCCTTTATGGCGAGGTGCAGTTCAAACTCCGTGGGCAGGATTGGGTCGATTGGGCGGTAGAGCGTTACCTGGAGTGCGTGCGTATCTCACGGGGGCTTGTGGCGTGGGTCGTCGAGGGGCAGACGCGGCAATTCCGCTGGAGTGCCACGCCGGCACTACTCATGGCGGACCTGCATCGGGCGGGCGTCAAGCTGCGGAAGCCGCCGATATTCCATCGCGTCGGTATCTGTGGCAGCGGTGGTCCTGACTGGTGGCGTAACGACTACGAGTTTTGCGTGTGTAGCACCAAGGGCAAGCTGCCCTGGAGCGACAACACGGCGACTGGCCACCCGCCGAAATGGGCACCGGGCGGCGAGATGAGCCATCGGCTCAGTAGCGGGGCACGGTGCAATAAGTGGGGAGCCGGTCGCAACAACACAGTTGGGCCACGTAAGCCCGATGGATCTAGGGCGGGCAACAGCGGCAGCCCACGAAAGAACTGGGGCGTTGGTGGGCGGATGCCGGAGACTCGCAATGGTGACGCTGTGCGGGTGAAGGCGCAGACGCGACGCAAGGCGAACGGCGAGCGACCGATGGACGGCCTGTACACTGAACCTGCCATCGCCAATCCCGGCAACGTGATTAAGTGCAAAGTCGGCGGCGGAATGATGGGCGACAACTTGGCCCATGAGAACGAGGCACCCTACCCGGAAAAGCTGGTGGAGTCGTTCGTTCTGTGCTTCTGCCCCCCTGGCGGCGTGGTTTGTGACCCGTTCATCGGATCGGGGACAACGGCGGCGGTGGCGCTCAGGCACAACCGGAACTTTGTGGGCTGCGACATCAGGCAATCGCAGGTGGAGTTGACACGGCGGCGGATCGCGGAAGTGCAACCGCTGCTCATGTAGGAGAACCGGGAATGGACGCCACCGAAGGCACGAAAATCCGGGCGGTGACTGTGGAGCAGGGCCAGACGGTCAACTGCCGGGACTGGCTGGAGTGCGCCGTCGTCGATGTCACGTGGCACGGAGTACGCATCCGCTATCGGGTGTTTGACACCGACACGCCGAATATGGTAGAATCCCCGCAGCCCGCCCCGGCGGGCCACGACAATCCGTAGGCGACCCTTGTCGCCCCGCACACGCGGCCAAGCGAACCCCTCGGTTCATTGGCCGCGTTTTTGTTTGCGCCTAGCCAGGATTGGAGGTGATTTTTTCTAGTCTCCCTTTCGACCCGGCGCTAGGACGGCAACGCGGCAGGATGCGGCGGGCCGGGTTTTACACTCACACGCAAAAGGTGAATTTATGTCCGACGAAACCGTAGCTGGTCCGATCCTGGACGCCCTCAAAAAGAAGATCGCCGAAATCATCGAAAACCCTGAAGATTTCATCGCGCTGGTGAAGCTGCTCCTGTCGCTCATGCCGAAAGAAGGCGTTTTCTCGGCACCCGCCGATAATGCCGCGGTCGCCGAGGTGATGAGCCTACTCCAGCAGGTTGGCGATAGCTGAGGCCGCCATGCGTCGGCTCGCACTGCTACTGTGCCTGCTGCTCCCCGCGCCGCTCTGGGGCCAGATCGACCTGGCCCCCGAGCAGTCGCTAGGCAAGCGGATCATCGCCACGTCGGCCAGCGAGGCGAAGGCCTACGCCTGGCACTGCGACTCCGCGGACGTACTCGCCGAGGGCGGGCGGTGCTACATCTGGGCGCGGCCTGGCCAGCATACGCTGACCCTCATCACGGTGGCCGAGGACTACACGATCAGCCGCTACGAGCAGCCGTTTGCGGTCACGCTCGACCCCACGCCCCCTACGCCGGCGACGCTGCGGGAGCTGGTGACGGAGACTGAGGCCCGGCAGATCGCCGACTACCTGCGGGCGCTCGCTGGGCAGGTGACGCAGATTCGCGATGCGGCCCAGTTTTGGGCCGTGTGGCAACAGACATTCCCCGTCAAAGGCAACACCCGACTGGACGCGGCATTGAAGAGCAGGCTCACGCCGGCCCTGGAAGCGAAGAAAGGTCTGTCGACGGCTCTCCTGACACTGGCCAATGAGTTCGCTGAGCCGCTGCCAGACCCGCAGCCTCTACCAGATAATGTTGCTCCCATTCCAGAGCCTGGACTGAACATCCTCATCGTCGAGGAGACGGCCGACCGGCTGAAACTCCCCGAGGGTCAGCGGGACATCATCACCGGCACCGAATGGCGGACCCGCTGGATGGCGAAGGGCGGCGAAGTGCGGATGCGGGACCCATCGGACACGCACCCGAACGACGCGGCCAAGTGGAACCGCGCGATGGAACGCCCCCGCGCCGGCCTGCCGTGGGTCATCATCTCCAACGGCACCACCGGCTACGAAGGCCCGCTCCCCGCCTCACTCGCCGAGTGGGACGCACTCCTGGCCAGGTACGGAGGCTGACCATGTTTGTATCCGAGGATCGTGGCTGGCTGCGAATCGACGATGAATCTGCCTCTGATTTTGCCGAGCGGCGAGCGGAGCGCGGTGAATTGGTGCTGGGCACCGGCTACGTGCCCCGCGACTACGACAGCGACCCGCAGGCCGGTTACGTGTGTGCGTCCCCCTCGCGGGCGCCGAAAGTACCGCGCAGCGAGTGGGTCGAACGTATCAAGGAGCGTCAGGAAAAGCGCCAGCGGGGTATCGACCTGCTGGACGCGATGGCCGTCCCGCGGCTCAATCAGGGGAATACGTCGAGCTGCTGGATACAGACGGTGACGCAAAACATGCACATGAGCATGGCTCAATCTGGCGGACCCATCATCCCGCTCTCGCCCGCCTTCGGCAGTGCTCTGATTAAAGGTTTCAGGGACGTGGGTGGCAACTGCTCCGAGGCGGCCCAGTGGATACACGAAAATGGTCTCTGCGACCAAACCCTATGGCCACCCAATGCCAACACGAGCCGCAACTACAACACGCCTGAGGCCGGGGAAAACGCACTAAGGCATCGGATACTGGAGTACGACGACCTCACGCCGAAGTCGTTCGACGAGATGTTTGACGAGCTATTCGCCGGGTTGTTCGTCTCTTACGGCAACTACACGATGAGTCATGCCGTGCTGGCCATCGACCCAATGGTAGATGCCAAAGGAAACTTCGGCGTACTCACCCTCAACAGTGGCCTCTATCGTGGTCCAGATGGACTGACGCAATTCTTTGGCAGTCGCTCCCGGCCCGATGACGCGATCGCGGTGCGAACCATCACCATCGACAGCGTGGTGCCGAGATGACCGCCCTCCTGATTGCCGCCGTGCTCACCTGTGGTCAGTATGACGCCGACATCGCGATTGCCATCGCGATCCACACCCCGCAACCGGCGCCGCAGAGCGTCGTGGTTGAGCCACCGACCCGGCTGGTGACAAAATACCGGCTCGTGCGGGTCAAGCGGTGCATCAACGGGCGGTGCTCCTGGGTGTTCGAGCGGCGACCCTATACAGAGCGGGTGCCGAGCACTTCGACCAATACCAGCGGCTACCCGCTCCGGCCCAGCTCCACCTGGTGGACCGGTTGCACGTCGTGGCGGCATTTAACAACCGGCAAACACGCGGGCTTGTTTGACCAAACCTGGCTGCGGTCGCTCTCCTGGGCCGAGCTCCAGTCCCTGCACAGTGATCACCATACCGGCCGGGTCCAGTGGGACCGGGTTATTCGCCCCTAACCCTGTAGGAGATTTGCGATGCGTTTTTTCGTTGTTGGCTTGGCTCTCTTGCTGGCCCTGGTTGTGCTGCTTGTGACCGGCGACGTGGCCACCGCGCAAGGTTCCTACGGTTCGCTTGGCGGATACGGCTCTTATGGCAGGAGCGGCGTCCTACGCGACGGTGATGGGTACTTACTGCCCCGCCGTGACATCCGCCTCGCCAGGCGTGAGGCCCGGCAAGCAGACCGTGCCGCGCGGTGGCGAGCCGCGGGCGGCTACGATTCCGCTGGGTCGACCAGCTATGAGGCGCCGGCACCCGCTGAGGCTGAACCGGCGGTGAGCTACTGCGCACCAGTGGCCGAGCCGCTCACCGTGATTGAGGATTGCCCGACTGGGATCTGTCCGCGGCGGCAGTTCCTGCTGGGGGGTAAGCGCCGGCGCGCGATTTTCAATTGATTGGTTACGCCGGGGCGGACTGCGATGGCAGCCGCCCCCATGCTTTGATTCGCCAGACGACTAGACGACCAGACGGAAGCACACCGATGGCAGAAGCGAGAATAACCAGTGCGATGGCAATGCTGCTCGCGCTGACACTGCCGGGCATCTCGACCGAGCACCTCTTCGCCTGCCTGTGCGGCTTCGCCGGCACGATGGGTCAAGGGGCCTACCAGTTTCTTACCTACGACAAGCTCAAGCCAACAATCAAGGTTATCATTGGCGACATGATCGTGAGCGGGGCCTGCGGCTGGGGGGTGTACGCCCTGGGCGGTGAAATCAGCCAGGCAACGGTGTTCATGGCGTTTTGGGCCGGGGCCGGGGCTAGCCTCGCGTTTTGGTCACTCGTGAAAAAGTTCCGGCCTGCCTGGCTGCGGCCTGAAAACGGTGGGGAGCACCAATAATGCAAGTCACCGCGCGACAATGGTACGGTTTGAGGTTGTTCCTGATTGCCGGGTTCCTGGCGGCCTGCTGTGCCTTCGGGGTGATGCTGATAAAGCAGCAGGAGGCCGAGAAGAAGTTGCTGCGCAAGGTTGATCGCATCGAGGATCGGCAGGACGCAACGACCGATGAGGTGACGATCCTCAAGGCGGAAGTGGAGGGGCAGGAATGAACGCTCTGCGTAGCCTACTCTTGTGGTTGCTGCTGTGTCTGCCGACGTTCGCCGCGCAAGACTTTATTTGCGTGATGAACGACGGCGACGGCGGCAAGACGAGAGGCCCGTGGTACATCACAGCCGAGCCGACCAGCGATGGCAAGTGGCCCGCCCGTGACTGGCCGGCGATGTTCGCCGAGTTGCAAAAGTACGAGCGTGTCATCTTCCATTTGCCCGGTGGCAACTGGACAAGCCCCATGCAGTTGCGGACATTCACGCAGCTTTCCGAGTACGCTCGCCAGCACCCGGAAGACAAAGACGCGCAAGTGGCCAGCGACTGGAACGCATTTACCTACGGTTGCAGTCAGCGTCACAGCGCCGGCCTGTGGACCGGGGTGTACGTCGGTGGCTCTAGCACGATGCCCCGCCTGCCGGGTGAGACCGCAAAGCAGTGGGCACAGCGGGCACTCATCGAACTGCGGCCAGCCATCGCGGGTCGGGTAAACTTTATCTGCTTCGACGCTGAGCTTAACGTCGGCGACCGGGAGGGGATGCGGGAACTCATCACGCTGCTCAAAAAGCGCGGCGTGGAAGTGGCTATAGAGCCATGCACCTATGCCGACTACTGGCCGTACTACGGGTTGTCGGCCATGCTCACTGACCGCTTTTGGTACTCGAACGAATTTTCCGCGAAGGACCGCACCACCCTAAATCTACCCGGTGGGGGCGACTCGCGGTGGGACACTGGGAGCCATGTGGATAGACCGCTGCGGCATGTCAAGTTGCAACCCCGCGTCTATCGGATTGTTGACCCGCACAACACCGACAAACAAAGGATGTTCAACCGCGTCCGCAACGACGGGGCTGTGCCGTGCGTGATGTATTTGGACCTCCATTACGGCAAGGTGGACCCGGTGCGGAAGCTGGCCGACATGGCGGACGTTGCCAACCGCTGCATCTGGGAGACGCCGATGGTATTCGACCCAGCGACCGAGACACGCGAGGCCGACTGGCAGACGGCGGTACTCAACAAAGAGTTGTTGCGGTATGACTTCACAGGGACGACGTTCGCCACGGAGCACAAGAACGTCGGCCATGAGGCAGGCTGGGCCTACAGCGTGCCGTGTACGCTGCTCTCAGAGACCCATGCGATTGCCGGTGACCATAATGTGCCGCCGCTTGGTGCGACCTGCTACTGGCGGACGCAGCTAGGCAAAATCTACTCGGCGAAGGTGGTCACGCGGTACATCCTGCCCACCCGCTGCTACCTGCTGAAGTTCGACCACGATCCATCGCCCGAACTTCCCCGCTATCCCATTGTCGATGACGCTTCGCTGGTTAAGTACGTCGGCAGTCCGAACGCGATGGCATGGCATCAGTATCAAGATGGCAGACTAAGATTGCGGCGATTTACCCGGCTGACCAGTATCCAGATCGTCCACGAGGATACGAGTTGGCAGAACAACCTTACCCAGGGGAGCGGCAGGCCGGCGTGGGTGGCGCTCAACACGGGCGAACTGGTGATTAGCGGGATACTCTGCACGACCATCAGCGACAACCGCATCAGTGCCGACGCGGGTGTGATTCGCTCATTGCTTGCTGAGCATGGCGAGACCTTGCAGGTCGTGGCCCTCCCGGAGGTCAAGCCGTGAGCGAGATCGGTTTCAAGCAGTGCCGGACGTGTCATTTCACGAAACCGTTGCGGGCATTCCCGAAGCATCGGGGGGAGAACTACCCCGACGGGTACGAAAACCACTGCAAGGCGTGTCAGCGGCCGCGCGTGCGGGCCCGCGAGGCCAGAAGGGCAAAGAATCGTGCGTAGGAAATATCAAGCGTTGTGGTCGCGCTGCTGCGAGGTGGCGTCTTGGCCGGCTGGCCCCCGCCCCTCTCTGCACTGGGGGCCAGCCATTTTTCTCATGCTCATGCTGGCGGTGTCGGCGAGTGCCCAGCTCCCTGAGTACCTGGGCGAGACGCACGTCCAGGCGGCGCTCGTCTACATGCGACCCAACGCCAGTCGGGCCGCTGTCTACTTCGACAAGGGATTCGGGACCTATCCCTTGACGCTGACCAGTACAACCAACTGGAAGCTCACCGTAGGCGAGAATCCCTACAAGTACGCGATCTATCGCATCCGCGATGGCGGCGAGCTCGGCGACGATTATTGGGTGACGGAGACAGCCGCTTGGACGGCGTATCAATCGAGCAAGGACCTCGCCACGCTCAAGGCGGTAAGCTGGCAATTCTCTCAGTTCTCGCTCACCAGCGATTACGTTCTGCCCGACTTCGTGATGCCGGTCGCCTGGGAAGAGCGCACGGCAGGCTTGCTCGTGGGTCACACCCTCGGCAACACACTGCTCGCAGTGCGTAGGCCCGACAATAGCTGGGAATGGACCGTGCGGGGGACGCAAGGGACAAGCGTCTGGCAGTCGGCACCCACCAAAGAGCAGGCGCAGGCGGCTGCTCAGAGTTTTTTCGGGGGTTAAAGCCGAGCATGGCGGCGTTTACGTCAACACAATCGGGCAACTGGAGCGACACGGCAACGTGGGGCGGGAGTGGTCCGCCCGGCGATGGTGACACAGCTATTATCGCCACGGGTCACACGGTGACGGTGACGGGTGACGTGGCGGTGGGTAGCAATGCGTCAGCGGTCGGCGATGCTGTCGAAATTCAGGCGACGGACGGCAGCACGTTTGGCAAGCTGGTGGTGAATGATGGCGTGACACTCACGCTCAAGGGCACCGATCACACGGCCAACACGCTCATGGAGATTGACCGCTACGCGTTGTTCGAGCCGCAACCTGGGGCGATCATCGTCGGCGATGTGGGGAGTGATTTTGATTCGTCGATCCGCAATAAAGGCCGCCTTGAGGCAATCGGCACCCTAGCGAAACCGATCACGTTTACCGTGCCGACCGCGAACCGGAATTGGGGTTCTTCGATAGCCGGTCAATCGCTCACCTGTGCACCGTGGGACAAGCCCAATAATATCGCGACTGCTCTGTTGGGCAGCCCCCATCTTGCCAATGCGGCTGGTACTGGGTTGGGGTCGCTGGGCGACACAAGTTTGGTAATCAACTCCTCAAGTGCGAGCCTGACGACTGAGGTAGCGTTAGGCTCTTACAATGACCCGGCGGTCAACGTGGACGCAAGCGGCAAGTATGCCGTCGATTACGACATGGGGGTGATTTACTTCTATACCAGCACATTCACCGGGATGTCGCTCAATGTCGATTATGACAAGCTCGACCTGACGGCGGCTAACTGGCGTGGCTGGGGGATCGTGAGTGATGGGGCGCAGACTGGAAACACCTGCCTGCTCGATCATTGTGAATTCAATTATCTGGGTGCGGTCGGCAATGGACTGCTCGATGGATCAGCGCGGCGGTCTGCCCCCGTGAATTTAGAAGGGCACCAGACAGCAGCAGCCGGCGACAGTACGCGACTGGCCTATGTTAAGAACAGCACTTTTGCTCACGGTCTGCGGTATGTCCACATTGACGGATGCATGGGCACTGCGGGCGATCCATTGCTGATCACGGGCAATGACTTCAACGAGCAGGCCGGCGGCACGATCTGGGATGGGCTGTCGCACTATGCTGGGGCCGCCTGCGATTACGTCAAGATTGACAGCAACACGATGTCGACGCGTGGCACGTTTGTTGACCTGGCGAACATGAGCGGCGACAGTGATCACCTGGAGCTGAGTAATAATACGGGCACGTGCGGCATTGCCTTTATTGCTGGCGGCGGAACGGGCGGGCGGACAGAGTATCTCGCCCCCAATTTGGCGGTGGCCTACGGCACAACGCCCAATTTGCATGTTCACGACAATGTCATCTATGGAATCGGTGGGACGGTCGACGCTCGCTTCATTTGTGTGTCGGGCAAGAGCACTGGCGGGGCAGTGTTCGAGGACAACGAGATTTATCGTTGCCATAGACTAGGGCATCTACTGGGGTCATACGTCACGTTTCGCCGTAATATTTTTGGCTATGCGTATCACCACGGATTCACTGGCTCGCAAATTGATGACATTTTTGTCCGCGATCTGGCCTGGGAGAACAACCTGTTTCTTGATGACGGCGCAAGTGCGACGGCTGCCATTGGGCTAGGCTATAACCACCGCACGACTATGGCCAATGTCCGCATCGCGAACAACACGTGCATAGGCTGGACAGAGGGGCTGGTGGACTTCTCCGACCGCAGCGACAATAACGGGCCTAGTACTACGGTTAATGTGTCGGTTGTCAACAATCTGATTAGCGGCGGCAGTTACGCCTTCACAAATTACAGTTCGGCGACAATCCCGCAAACCCTGCACGTGGTGGAGTGCGACTACAACCTGTGCAACGGTCAAGCGACAGCCTACGCCCGCAACCACGACAATACGGCCAACGCCACCGGGTTTCATCGCTCGGGGGCCAAGTACAACCGCGAGACGACGACTCGGAATTTGGATTTTGTCGCCCTGTTCGACGCAAGCTACACAACAAACCAAACGGGCAGAACGCTCACGCACACGGTCAACACCTTGGGGCAGGATCACACGCTGACGTGGGGTGGCGGCTCACCAGTCCAGTTGATCTACGATTACGGAACCAGTGCGGGGGCGGGAACGCGCACGGTCGCTGTCAGCGGCAAGACCGATTGGATAACTAACCGCAACAGCGTGCGGACAAGCTATCTCTGGGTCGTCAGCGGCACGGGTGCGGGGCAAGTAATACCGATACTATGGACTTCCACGGCGGTGGCCTATGCGGCGACTGTGGCCGCTGGCGGGTCGGGTTACACGGTGGGGCAGTATATCCGCAGTACCAGCGGCACAGTCGACACGCCGGCCGCTCATGCGGTTTTTGAGATCACAAGCGTTAGCAGCGGAGCGGTCACGGGCGTGCGGTTGGTCAGTGGCGGCGGCTACACAAGCGCGCCAACAAATCCAGTCAGCACGACGCGGATCACGGGCGTGGCCGGTGGGAGTTGCACGCTTAATCTCTCGACCGCCCCCGGTTTACTGCTCGCTTATGACCTGACGACCGATCTCGATAATACGTCCGTGGTGGCCATTGTTCAGGGCGGCGTGCAACTGGAGGACGGATCCGGTGGGACAGTACAGGCGGGACTCGATCTCGTCAATCAGTCGATGGGGACCACGACGCAGAGCGACACAGGCATTGAGGTATCGGTCGACAACACGCTTTATAGTGCGCCGTCTTTTGTCGCAGCCGGTGCAATCCCGGATTATTACCAACTGCAGAGCGGCTCGCCGGCCATTGACGCGGGGACATCAGACGATGCGGCAGATGCCGATTACTGGGGCACGAGCCGACCAGCCGGGAGCGGCGACGATCTAGGCTTTCACGAATTTAGTAGCGGCTTTCAACCCGCCTGGGCAATTAACTCTAACCAATAGTAAACTACTATGTTCAGGAAAAACGTTGCTTCGCAAGTCGTCGGGGCCCAGATGGTCACAGCGGCGAACGGTTCCGCCTTTACCGGGGCGGTCACCTGCTACGTGACAGGCGATGGTGGCACACAGGCGGCGGGCTCAGTGGGTAGTGGGGCCTGCACCCACGAGGGCAACGGCTATCACACCTACGTACCAGCGCAGGCCGAGACGAACTACGAGACGGTCGCCTATACCTTCGTCGGTACGGGGGCGATCCCGGTCACAGTGCAGTTGTTCCCCGACACGCTCAAGGCGGACCTCGCCACGGTGGACAGCAACGTCGATGCGATCCTTGACGACACAGGCACCAGCGGTGTGCTGGTCAACGCTATCGCCAACAATGCAATTACGGCAAGCGCGATCGCCAACGGGGCTATCACCGATGCCAAGTTTGGCACGACCCCGCTGACTGCGGGTGTTATTGCCGACGCGGTCGTTGCCGGGTTTGGTGAGTCGGGTCTGGGCAGCAATATCGAGGACACCTACACCCTGGTGAGCAGCACGGGGGTCGTCGTGGCAGCAGCATCAAAGACTGGTTATGCGTTATCTGCAACAGGTTTGGATGCTGTTATTCCGCCCGACCCGGCATCCATCCCAGTGCCCGGCACGTCCAACCTCAAGACGTGGATCGGCTACGTGGGGGCCTGGATGGTCAACGAGGTGGATGCCACAGGCAGCGCGGTTAAGCTCCGCAACAGTGCCGACAATGCCGATCTGGCAACCCACACAGTCAGTGATGACGGGACCACGTTCGTTAGCAGTGAGCCCAGTTAATGGCGATTGATACCCGCGACAAGCGAGCGAGCGCGATTGCCTCCCGGCGGCTGCCGTGGATGCGGCGGTTTGCGTTTGCGCCTGATGGCTCACTCACGCAGCCCGATCGGCAGCACCTGGGCTACGCCTACCGCGGCATCGCGGCTAGCGGCGAGTCACCGGTGACCATCGCCGATCTATCTGGGGTGACAAACCGGCGTGTCTACGATGTGCCATTAGCAATGGGCACAGTGAGCAGTGACGGCGAGGTCGAAACTTACCTTAATGCACGCTCGCTCAATCCTGAGCTAGATGATTTCCACTGGTCGGCTTTGAGTGTGGCTACGCACTTCTGGGACACGGACCAGGCACCGGACGCTTACCAGTACACGCACAGCGTGCCCGTGACGCTCATCAGTGACTCGTGGGGGATCGTGGCCGATCACAACTATCCCCGGACGTTCGTGACCCCCGACGCGCCGGCCCGCGTGTGGTTTCGCGGGCCTGATGGCACGTTGGTCATCGGGACAGTGGCAACCGAGGTCGGTAGTGAGATTATCCTAACCAGCTCAAAAGCCCGGCTGATTCAGTTCACGGCGCCGTTGTCGGGCTCGCTGGCAAGACTGCCGATTGTCAATGATGCCAGTCTAGAAGCCTACGCGGCGGCGAACGGTAAGGCGTGGCTATTTTATCAGGACCTGACACTCAAGCTGCGGGAGCTGGTTTCCCTGCCGATCCTCAGCGGGATACACTACAGCTACCATGCTGACAGCGACTGGGACGGAGGCACTATCACGCAGGGGTCGAGCCGCCCGGCTGTCGTACCGCTCTCCAACGGCACGCTGGTGCTGATCGGGACAATGATTTCGGCGGATCATATTTGCCGCCTATCAGCTGACATTGCCCAGATACAAGCGGCCCTGGCGGAGACCGGTGAAAGTGCCACGACGATGGACCTGCCCGGCTATGAGTCAGGCAGTGCGATAAACATTCGTGCGAGGGCCCGCAGCACTCGCACACGTTCACGGAGTTAAACGATGGCCGTACAAGAAACATCCTACTACACAACTGGCTATGCTCTGTACCTGATGGTCTATCGCAGCGACCCTGCCAACGGAGCGTTTCAGGTATATGACAACACCGACGATTTCTTCGAGGCATTCAGTGGCAGCGGGTATAGTGATTACCCCATCACTGCGACCGAGCTTAGCACATCAGGGCTCTACGTGGCCACTATCCCCGAGGAGCTGCTGGTCGCTGGGGCGGCCTACACGTTTGAGTGGCGGCGGCGAGTCGGGGCCAGCCCGGCCCTGACCGACCCTCGCACTGAGGCCTACGACGTGATGTATGACGCCACGATCATGCGGTTCGTACCGTTGGTGCCTAGTTCTGCGCGGTTAGATACGCGGCTAACGACGGCGCGGGCGGCGAACTTGGACAACCTGGACGCGGCAATTTCCGACGTCAATGACAATGCGACCGCAGCGGCGACCAGTGCAGCGAGCGTTGATGGAAAGCTGACTAACGCCCGAGCGCTTAAGCTCGACAACCTGGAGACCACCCCAGACACACGCGACCTAGCGCCCACCGACCATACCTGGACACTACGCAGGAGCGGGACGGGGACATGGCGCTCAACCAATAAGTGCGTGGTATCACCTGGGGATACGGTACGCATAGCCTGGGACTGCACACCACCTGGCATACTACCTGGGGGCACAGTGATATCCACGCAGGGCACGCCTACGTTGGTTGACCCCAGTGACGACATCACCATCACAGCCATAGGTCACGATGCTACTCACGCCAAGGTAGAGATCGCTGTAGCGGCTGATGCGGCAGCGGGTACGCATTGGATCAAGACTGCGGTGACGCCTGACGGGGCGAGCGGGCCGAAGTACGTCTATGGGGAGGTGGAAGTACAGGCGGAACCGTAAGGATGCATGTATGCGTAACAGTAGCAATACAAAGCACTTAGGGTGTATTTTCCAAGGTACTTCCTAGCCCTATTTTTAAGGCTCGATTTTCCCGCCTGCGCGCCTCGTAGAGAAAGTCCGTCCGTCCATGAAGATACGCGACAGAATCAAGGATTTTCGCCGAGTTCCGGCCAGCCAGTTGCTCCCCAATCCCCGGAATTGGCGGACGCACCCGCAGGCCCAACAGGACGCCCTACGTGGGGTTTTGTCCGAGATTGGCTATGCGGACGCCCTGCTCGCCAGGGAGCTACCAGACGGGCAGCTAATGCTTGTGGACGGGCACCTGCGGGCCGAGGTGACGCCGGACGTTGAGGTGCCGGTATTGGTGCTAGATATCGACGAGGCGGAGGCCGCTAAGGTGCTGGCCACGTTGGACCCGTTGGCCGCTATGGCGGAGGCGGACGCGGTGAAACTGGACGAGCTACTCAGGGACATCGACACCGGCAGCGAGGCCTTGCAGGGGATGTTGGCCGAATTGGCGAAGGATGCCGGGCTCTACAAGACGCCGGAGATTACCGAGGACGAAGTGCCAGAGCCGCCGGCGGAGCCGATTACCAAGCCGGGCGACCTGTGGCTGCTGGGGGAGCATCGGTTGTTGTGTGGGGACTCGACGAGGGCTGAGGATGTCGTGGTACTGCTGGAGGGCGAGCGGGCGGTATGTATCTTCACCGACCCACCTTACGGCGTGTCAATTGGGGCCAAGAACCGCATGTTAAATTCCTTCCAGCCTTCTGGAAGGAATTTAACAGACATTGCAGATGACGACCTCCCGCCCGACAAGTTGGAGCAAATGCTCTTGCCCGCGTTCGTGAATATTCGCGAGCTGGTGATGGCGGACGATTGCACGTTGTTCGTGTCTGCGCCACAAGGAGGGGAACTGGGCATGATGATGATGATGATGATGCAAAAGGCGGGCCTAAAGGCTCGCCATGTGCTCATCTGGAAGAAGAACCAGCCGACCTTCTCGATGGGCCGACTGGACTATGACTATCAACACGAGCCAATCTTATTGACGTGGGGCAAGCGACATAAACGGCCGATGCTCGGCAAGCACAGATTCTCAGTTTGGGAGATCGATCGCGAGCGGCGATGTGCGGAACACCCCACGATGAAGCCGGTTGCGTTGTACGCCAATGCCTACCTCAACAACAGCGACCAGGGCGACAATGTGTTCGACGCCTACAGCGGCAGCGGAACGATGTTTGTGGCTGCGGAACAGGTGGGCCGGCGGGCGTTTGGTTTGGAAATCTCTCCCGCCTACTGTGACGTAGCGGTACAGCGCTGGGAGAACCTCACCGGCAAGAAGGCACAACTCGCCGAGCAGGCAATGGCAGGTTGATGGCGAACGTAGCAGAAGTCAAGCAGAAGGCCCTCGCACTCCGCAAGACGCTTGCGGAGCTTGACCGCATCGTTGGCAAGACCGGCAACCGCTCCGTAGACGCACAGCGGAAGGCTGACGCACGGGCGGCGACGCGCGACCTTACGATACCACTGGACGGCATCGACTGGGAGCGGCGACATGCCTGCGAGGCCGATGATGAACGCTGGCTGCTGACCTATGCCCCGGATGTGTTCTACAACCCGTTTACCGGCCACCAGAAGCGGATAATTGCCGACTGTGCCGAGACGCTGCGGTATGGGACGCAGAAGTGCAAGGCCGCGCCCCGTGGTGATGGCAAGTCGTCCATCGTCAAGTATCTGGCGCTTAAGTACGCACTCACCCGGCAGGTGCGATTCCCGCTGATTATCGCGGCGACCAGCTCGAAGGCGAAGAAAATACTTAGCTCGCTAAAACGTCGGCTGGCTTCGCGGGCCGATACGCCATTCGGCCAGGACTACCCGCTGGAGTGCCACGTCGCCAGGTACGTTGACCCGTGGCCATCGCGGGCGCGGAACGTCACGGCGAACGGCGGGCGGGCTGTGCATGTCGAGTGGGGTGCCGACTCTATCATCATCCCGACATGGGAGGACGAGGAACAGCTAGGGCCGATCCTTCTTTCGCTCGGGGTAACGTCCGACGATTTGCAGGGGTGCAACATCTACGACCAGCGGCCCGACTTTGTGATGCTCGATGACCTCGACAGCCGGGACTCGCTGGCCTCTGAGGATGGCGTAGTCGCCGGCAAGATCGAGGAGACGGTAGACAAGTCCATCGCCGGCCTCGGTGGGCAGGGACGGCGGCTGGGCAAGTTCATGCTCTGCACGATAACCAGCCGGGACTCAGCGGCCTACAAGTATTCGGACCCGCAGCAGAAGCCGTCATGGAGTGGCGAGCGGATCGCGGCTATCGCGGCATGGCCAGAGCGTAAGGATTTGTGGGACGAATACATAGCACTACGGGCCAACGGGCAGCAGGCCGTCGATGCTGATGGCCAACCTATTGACGTGTTCGGACGCGAGGCCCATCGGTTCTACCTGGCCAACCGCGAGGCGATGGACGCCGGGGCGGTACTCGCCAACCCGTACAACTTCGACGCGGCCATTCTGCCGGACGGGTCACAAAAACAGATAAGCGCACTCCAGCGGTGCTATGACTACATTGCCGACGAGGGGCTGAATAGCTTTCTCACGGAGCACCAGAATGACCCGCCAGAGGACGAGGGGGTTTCCGAGTCGGGTATCAACGTGCGACTCGTACAGACGCAGACGTGCGGGTGCGAGCAGGGGGTTGTGCCGGTTGGCTGCACGGTGCTGACGCATGGCGTTGACGTCGGCAAGTTCTGGCTCCATTGGGTGGTGCGGGCGTTTAAGCCGGACGGCACAGGGTACACCATCGACTACGGGCGGCAGAACGTCTACGAGACGAAGTATTCCAGTGACGAAGGGCTGGATAGGGCTATTCGGCGCGAGGTGTTGCGGCGGGTTGCTGAGTTCCGCGATACACCCTACGCGCAGCAGTTCCGCGAGTCACTGACGCTAGTGGACTCTGGCTACCGCACCGAGGCGGTGTATGCCGCCTGCCGCGAGGCGGGGGTAGGCGTCATGCCGATAAAGGGCATCGGCCAGTCGGCAGGCGTGGCTGAGCGGGGCCGCTTTGCTGACGTAATGCGACGCACGAGGGACAAGGCGGCCGTTTGCGATGGGGTCTACACAAGCATTATCCGCGAGCCAAAGCAGCCGGCTATCAAGCTGGTGTGCGCATTCGCCGACCAGTGGAAGGCATGGGAACATGATCGCTGGATGACGGCCCGCGACAAGCCCGGTTGTATGTTTCTCTACGGGGAACTGCCGGAGGACGGGCGGGCGCTCAATATCGACCAGCGGGCACACGGGCACTATGCACACCACATCTGCGCGGAGGTTGAGGTTGAGGATGTGGTGAAGGGCGGCATTGTGCGGCGCTGGGCCAATAAGAACAAGGAAAACCACTGGCTCGACGCGAGTTATTATGCCGACGTGGCGGCGGCCATGCAGGGCATCCGGTTGTTGGGCGAGAGCAAGGTTGTGTCTACGCCGCCGAGCGAGCGACCGAGCGCGCGGGCACTGGCGGGGAAATAAGCAATGATCCCACCACATGAACGACCGAGCGCGCAGGAGTTGGCAGGCGGCGAGCCGTCGATGCAGATTGCCGGCAAGCCCGCTGATGTCTGCCCATACTGCGGCGCTGGGATGTTTGCCACCGGCACGCGGCAGGGCGAGTCGGTGACGTTCCGCTACGTGGCGTGCCGGAATCCCAACTGCGGCAAGCGTTTTGTGAGCAAGCAAACACAGGCAACGCTGGTGAGAGAGATACGCCACATACCGTCCACATCTGGAGAGGATGCTTTGTCGATTTATAGCGAGGTGGGATAAGATAGGGTTGGACGAATAACTAGGGGCCGCGCATGAGCGGCCTGCGTTTCAGCAGGGACGGCCATCCCTTTGAGATGCGTAAACATCGAGCCTTTTACGGGGCGCGCATGAGCGTGCCCCGTTTTCTTTTGGCTCGGTATGTCACTGTTCACTACCGCCGACCGGGACGCCGTTAAAGCGGCCTATGTTGCCGCGCTCACCAGCGGCTATGCCTCGGTCTCCATCGCGGGCGAAACCGTCACGTCCCACAACCCAGACGTGTTCGCCAAGCTTCTCGACCGCATCCAGGCGGACCTGGCAGGCAGCAGCAACAGTTGCGGCATCCGCATCAGGCAGGGAGTGCCGGGAGGGTGCGGCTGATGGGTCTACTCTCATTGATGTTCGGGCGTAAGACGCAGCCGCCGATTGACCTCGACGCGCTGGCCTCTGCCATCGCGCGGATACGCGGCAGCTACGACGCGGCCCGCAACGGCGACGAATACAAAAACATCTGGGCCAATGCGGACGCCTACGACGCCGACTCAGCTCACTCGCGCGAAGTCCGCCAGACGCTCGTACAGCGATCCCGCTACGAGATAAACAATAACGGCTTCTCTGACGGCATCGCCCAGACCTACGCCACGGATGTCGTGGGGACCGGCCCGACGCTGCGGATGCAGACCACTTCGCCAGGCTTCAACCAGATGGTTGAGCTTCAGTGGAACCTCTGGTGCAAGGCCGTGCAGTTCCGCCGCAAGTTGTGGTGTCAGGCCCATGCCAAGCACTCGGACGGTGAATCAATCGCGGTGATGCGTCGCAACGCCCGCCTGCCGCATCCGGTGCAAATAGACCTCGTGCTGTACGAGACGGAGCAGTGCCAGACGCCATACCTGCCGTTTGGCGTGGATGGCTTTATCGACGGCATCCGGTTCGACGCCTACGGCAACCCCGAGACCTACGACATCCTACGTCACCACCCCGGCACGGTGAGCAGTCTCATCGACCTGGAGCCGGAGCGCGTCCCCGCTGACCGCGTGCTGCACTGGTTCAAGATGCGGCGGCCCGGTCAGCATCGCGGAGTGCCGGAGTGCGCGTCCACTCTCAACCTGGGTGCGGCAGCCAGGCGCTGGCGTGAATCAAATCTAGCGGCGGCCGACATGGCGGCGGACTGGTCGCTGGTCGTCAAAACCCAGCAGTCACCGGACGAAGCGGACGCGGTGAAGCCATTCAGCACGATGGATGTCGCCAAGCGGCAGATGGCGTTCCTGCCGACCGGGTGGGAAGCGGACCAACTGAAAGCCGAGTTTCCCACGGCGAGCTATGAGGCGTTTCATAAGACGCTCATCAACGAGCAGGGTCGGCCCAAGTCGATGCCGCTCAACAAGTCGATGTGCAACTCGGCGGACTACAACTACGCCTCTGGTCGGTTGGACCATCAAACCTATTACGCCACGCTCGACGTGGACCGCGCCGACTGCAACGACCTCGTACTAGACAAGATTTTTTCGCTGTGGTTCGACATGGCAATTAAGTCGTTCGGCTGGCTAGGTGGTTTGCCCGACGCCGTAAGCCCGCTGGCGAAACTCCACTCGTGGGACTGGCCAAAACACAAGGTGGCTGACATCCAGGCGGAAGCGGAAGCCAGCCAGACCAAACTTCAGAGTGGGCAGATTGGCATACACCGCCTCTACAGCGAAGCCGGCCTGGACCTTGAGGACGAGATTCCGGCGATGGCTCAGTCCTTCGGCGTGGATGAAACCGAGATTCGCAAGCGGCTTCTCGACATTTGCCTGCCAGCTACGGCAGCTCCCCCGCAGCAGCCCGCCACTCCTCCGGCGGCTGCTGCCTCTATCCCTCGATTAAACGGGAACGCACTCAATGGGCACGAATAAAACTCCAATCATCGCCATGCTCGCCCCTGTCGAAATCAAGGCGGCGGAAGCGGCGGAAGGCGAAGAACCCAAGGGGCCGCCGACGTTTTCGGTAGTCGCCTACACGGGCGGCGCAATGAACGTCGCCGGCTATGACAAGCCGATTGTCATTGACCTTGGCGGGCTGAAGTTCGCCAAGTCCATCGTGGCCAACTTAGACCACATTCAATCGCAGCGCGTTGGGCACGTTACCGCGAAGTCGAAAGACGACGGGGTATTGACCCTCTCCGGTGTGGCATCGGCGGCAACGCCATCGCGCGATGAAGTCGTCAACAGCGCACGTGACGGCTTTGTGTGGCAGGCCAGCGTGGAGGCGTACCCAGACAAGGTGCGCGAAGTCGGAGCAGGCGAGACAGCCACCATCAACGGGCAGGAGTTCGCCGGCCCGCTCTATCACGTGCGCTACAGCACACTCTCAGGGTTCGCGTTCGTTTCGCACGGTGCGGACGACCAGACGACGGCCAAAATCGCGGCAACCGCCGCTTCTAAAAGCGAGGTAAACATGAAACCGGAATTGAAAGCGTGGATCGAGGCGATGTTGCCGGGCGTGGATGTAAGCACGCTCACCGATGAGGCAATCGCCAACCTGGAGGCCAACTATAACGGCCAGCAGAAGAAACCAGCAACACCAGAGCGCACTAAGCTCAACGAGGTGCTTGAAGCCAAGGAGCGTGAAGTCGCTCGCGTGCAGGCGATCACCGACCGCGCTGCGGCGGCCTGTGACGCTCGCCCCTACGACATCGACGCCATCAAGCGGATCGCCGCCGATGCCATCGACAACAAGTGGAGCGAGGAAAAGTTCCGCCTGGAACTGTTCGAGGCCAGCGTGCCGCCGCCCCACACTGTGATGTCATCGACGCGCATTGACAAGCGGCTCACGGATCGCGTGATTGAGGCCGCTATCTGCATGTCGGGCCGGCTGAAGGATGCCGAGAAGCACTTCACCGATCAGGAATTGCAGATGGCGAAGGATCGGTTCCGCAGCGGCATCGGCCTGAAGGAACTGTTCTGCCTGGCTGCCGAGGCCAACGGCTACAAGCCGAGCGGCTACAACGTGGACATCAACGTGCAGCGGGCCGCATTTGGGTTGCTCGCACCACGGACAATCAGCGCGGCGGGGTTCAGCACTTTCAGTCTGCCCAACACGCTCGCGGCCGGAACGAATAAGTTCCTCCGCGAAGGCTGGATGAGCGTTGACCAGACGCCCCTGCGGATCGCGGCGATTCGCCCGGTGCGTGACTTCAAAACCATTAACACCATGAGCCTCACTGGTCATCTGCAATTCGAGCAGGTTGGCCCCGGTGGCGAGTTGAAGCATGGGACGTTGGGCGAGGAAACGTACACCAACAAGGCTGATACCTACGGGATCATCCTGGCGGTGACGCGCACCGACATCATCAACGATGACCTCGGCGCGCTGACGGCGGTTCCGCGTCGGATCGGTCGTGGTGGCATGTTGAAGCTCAACGACATCTTCTGGACTGAGTTTCTCAACAACTCCACCTTCTTCACGACGGCACGCGGGAACGCCAATGAAGCAGTGGCCGACATGACGGCCGGCGGACTGGCGGCGACTGAAACGATCTTCATGAACCAGACCGACCCGGATGGCAAGCCGCTCGGTGTGCAGCCGGCCATTCTCCTGGTGCCGACCGCGCTGAAGGCCGCAGCCACCACGCTGATGACCTCGGAGCGGATGATCGACGGCACGGCGACCGGCACGCAGGGCGACGGCAACATCTGGCGGGATCGGTTCCGCGTCGAGAGTTCGCCCTACATGTCGAACTCGTCCTACACCGGCTACAGTGCGCAAGCCTGGTACATGCTGGCCGACCCGAGCGAGATTCCCGTCATCGAGATCGCGGCACTCAACGGCAACGTGGAGCCCACGGTGGAAACGGCTGACGCCGATTTCAACGTGCTCGGCGTGCAGATGCGTGGCTACAGCGATGTCGGCGTGAATCTGCAAGAGTACCGCGGCGGCGTGCGTGCTGACGGAAATGCGTCCTGATAACGCGAGACAATGATGAAAGTTAGAGTGCTCCGAAATCTGGGCGAAGGTTGGCCGGCTTTGAAAGAAGGCGAAACGGCCGACGTGGCGGACAAGATCGGTGAGGCGCTGGTGAGCCAGTGCCTTGCCGAGGTAGTCCCGATTGAGGCTGTGCCACCTCCGCCCATCGTGGCTATCCCAACTCCGAAACCTGAGCCGGAACCGGCCCAGCAACCCAAGGCTCCGGCCCGTAAGCATAAGGAAAAATAACTATGGCTCATTCCTGCAAATATCGCCAACTTGGCGATAACCTCGACCACACGCCCAACTCGGCGGTAACTGCCGGCGATGTCGTGCTCATTGGCAGCACGGTTGTCACCATCGCTATTGAGGACATCGCGGCCAGCGCCAAGGGTGCTGTGAGCGCCCGTGGCGTCTGGAATGTCCCCAAGGACAACTCCGACGTGTCCGCTGGCGACGCCCTCTACTGGGACGCCAACGGCGACCCCTACGGCGGCACGTCCGGCACCGGCGCGTTCACTAAGACAGCGACGAGCAACGTGTTCGGCGGCATTGCCCTGGAGGCGGCGGGCGCGACCACGGGCGACGTGGACATGTTCCTCCGCAGTATCGACGGCACGACTCCCGGCGCGTTAGGCCCGGTTCCTGTGCAGACGGTGGCTGTGGGTGGCACGGCCATCGCCAACGCCAACGCTGTCCCTGGCACCGGGTTTACCCTGGTGACGGGTGCCGACGATACGGCGGCGGTGAAGCTCCCCGAGGCGGCGGCTGGGAAGCTGTGCATCATCAAGAACGCGGTGGCTAACAAAATCTTGAAGGTGTTCCCGGCCGTCAACGACACCATCAACAACACGACCGCCAACAGCGTCTACAACCAAGCGGCGGGCACCTGCCTGACCTACGTGGCCTACAACGCGGTTGACTGGTCAACGTCACCGGAAAGCTGATATGCCATCCCTGAATGAGGCCAGGCACGCGGCTTGGTCGAAGGTAAGCGCCATTGATGGCTGGCTATCAAGGTCTGAAGCGTCCGTGCTGTTCGACAAGGCAGCACGGGCGCAAGGCCCGATAGTCGAAATCGGCAGTTTCCAGGGTCGCAGTACGGCGGCCCTGGCACTCGGCGCAATGGCGGGCAGCGGTCAGCCGGTGTATGCCGTCGATAGTTTCGTCGGAGATGGAGGTCGTGCGAATTGCAGCCCCGAGATTTTGCGACGGAACCTCGACGGGGCTGGCATCAACGGATTGGTGCGGATCGTACCGAAGGCTAGCCACGAGGCGGCTGGCGAGATTCCCGAGTGCGACCTCCTGTTTGTGGACGGTGGGCACGACCTGGAGAGCGTCTCACGTGACCTGTCGCTGTATCTGCCGCGAGTTCGTGAGCGTGGGCATGTGATACTCCATGACTGCGACGACCTCCACCCAGGCGTGCTAGGTGCCATTGAGAGGCACATCCAACCCACGGAGTGGCGGACTCGGCAGCGGGCGGATTCCGCGCTGGTGTTTGAGAAGCGACCTACCGAGCAAAAGACTGTGTACCTCGGCTTTCCCGGCAGAACCTTGATGTGGTCCGCGGCGAAGGGCTTCATGCAGGCGACGCTGGGGGCGCACGAGGTGTTCGTCGATAACTCAGCCACCGGCTGGGACGACATGAACCAGCTTTGGACCAGGGGCCTCAATGCCGCAGCGAAGGGGCAGATAACCCACTTCGCCATGTTGCACAGTGACGTGTGCCCAACGGCCGGCTGGCTCGACGTGCTGGCCAATGAACTGGACGACCTCGACGCCGACATGATCTCGGTTGTGCAGGCAATCAAGGATGAACGGGGCCTGACGAGTTGCGGCGTTGGCAATCCCGATGATCCTTGGCAGGCGTTTCGTCGGTTCACCGTCAAGGAACTAATGGACATGCCGGAGACGTTTTCCATCGCGGATACGCCCCACCCGGACAAGTATTTGCTGCACAACACCGGCTGCCTGCTCATCGACCTGCGTAAGCGGCTATGGCGGCACACCGACGACGGGATACTGCGGTGTACGTTCAACTTCCCGCTCGCGGCACGACTGCAACCCGATGGGATGTTTGAGCACTTACGAGAGTCGGAGGACTGGTATTTTTCGCGGCAGGCGGCGAGCCTCGGCGCGCGGACCTACGCTACCCGCAAAGTACAGACGTGGCACGTCGGGGAGAGCGGCTACAGCAACACCGGCTATTGGGGAAAGTGGGAGCACGACGAACACACGCGGCACAGGTGGGCATCATGTCAAACCTGATGCAAAACGCGGCGGCCTGGTTGGGTGCGCAGTTGAAGGTTGCCGCCGAGCGGACGGTAGTACTGGAGTATGGCGACGACCAGAGCGAGGAACTATCCGGCTGGTGTGCGCGTCACCAATACGACGTGATGGATAACGAGGGGTTTGCTACGGCAGTGCTCGCCTACGATTGGCAGTTTCTCGCCGCGGACTTGCCCGAGGGCGTGTTCGACTACGGCCGGATCGTGGTGGTAGAGGGTGCGGACAAGTACGAGTCCATGCCCATCGGCAATCAGCCGTGGCATGAGCATCACGACAACACAGGGCAGATGGTCACGATACACACGAAGCGGATCAACTGATGGCTAAACAGGCAGTCGCAGTGCGAGTGGCGGAAGCGGTGAAGGCCCGCATCGAGGCCGGTGCCGACTCGCTCACGGAGCGCGACTACACCGTGAGGCGCAGCTACCTTGAGTATGACCTAGACCTGAACGGACTAGAGAGTGCGGCGCTGGCCGACAGCGAGAAGCTGCTGATTGATGTTGTGGCCCATTCCACGTTGCAGGAATCAGAACTCACGGCGCGCAACGTCGTCAAGTTCATCGTGCCGGTAGACATCGCCGTGCGGCGGAAGTTTGGCGACGCCGACCACGACCGCAGCACCGGGCGAATCAAGGTTGAGGAAATCGACCGCTACGTTTTGCTAGTCGAGGAGCTGCATTTAATGCTGACCTCCGCGCGGCTGGTGGCTGTCGATTTCCCATACGCCGTTTGGGACAACGACAAAGGTGGCACGCGGATTGTGGTGAATCCCGACCGCGACCACCTACGAGAGTTGCGGCAGTTTACCGGGATCGTGCGGGTGTTCCTGCGAGTGGATGAGGCGCTCAATGGTTGAGTTCGACGTAAAGATGGAACGATTCCGCGACAAGGAAACTGGCCTGCTGGTTTCTGGCCGCATGTTTAAGAACATGCGCCATGCAGCGGCGGCTGTCCGCCTTACGGCCCAGTCGTTATTCCGCGAAAGCCGGTTCGTGATGAAGCGGGTCCGTGGCAAAAACGGGCGGATGCGGAACAAGAAGGCATATATTCCCTCGCAACCGGGGCGACCGCCGGGCAGAGCCACGGGCCGACTGAAGCGCTCGATTATGTACGACGCCGACGAAGCCAACTTGACATTCTCCGTGGGACCGCGTGCTAGTGTGGCGGCGAAGGTCGGTAGGGCACATGAGTTCGGCGGGCGTTATAAGGGCGGCTCGTATGACGCGCGGCCGTTCATGCAGCCAGCACTGGAGAAAAACTTACACAGGCTGCCGAGTCAGTTCGCAGGACGAGTCGGTGGCTAGGACAAATACCACAACATCAGATACCCCACAGGGTAAGAGAGGTGTGCTATCGCTAACGTAAAAATGGGATTCGAGGGGCTGTTGTACTACGGCACGGCCGGTTCGACGGCAGCCACCCTCCTGGAGAATACCCGCGACATCACTATTACTTACGACGTGGAGCGGGGAGACACGACGGTGCGCGGCGACAGTAGCGCCGCCCCGGTGAAAACCGCCGACGTGACGGCCCGCATGGCTAACATCGAGTTCGCCATGATTAACGACATCACGGACGTGTCGTTTGCCGCGCTCAAGACTGCGGCGGCTGCTGGCACGGGTGTTGCGCTACGTGGCAAGGACTACGCCAGCGGCAAAGGACCGGACGCCGACTACACACTCAGCATGTCGCAGCCGTTGCCGCTCCAGGGCGAACAGGTCGTGACGTTCACCGCTGAGCCGTCACGCTCTTATGGCCGGGCACCCTCTAACTACGTCTGAGGTAAAGATGGCAACGGTAAACTATGACGCTTCGATTACCGGCATGGGTGCGTCGCTCGGTAGCCGTGTGAGCCGCACGGATGACGTTGGCGGCGTGTGTGACCTGACAGTACCTAAAGGCTATGCCGGCACGCTCACTACTCGCTCAGATGACAACACCGGCACGCTCACCTTGGACACGGGCCACGGGATCACCACGGGCCAGGTGTTCAGCGTGTTCTGGGCTAACGGCGCGCAGCACCGCGTCACCGCTGGCACTGTGGCGACTAACTCGGTGCCCATTGATTCTGGCGAAGGCGACAACCTACCAGCGCAGGGCACGGCTATCGTGGCAGCGCCGCGAGTAAACGCCGAAGTCTCTATCCGAGAGACAGCGACGTTCATTGCGTGTGCCATCCTGTACGACGCGGCCACGCTAACGAACGGCGGCTATGTCGAGTTTAGGAGTAGTGGCGATGACTTTGCTGGCAGTATCACGCTCACCGCGAATGGGCCGCGCGTGTTCGATGTTGTCGCCACCAATGACACCCCGCTCGGTGAGTCTGCGGACGTGGCGGAACTGTTCGTTACGCAAGGCTCCTCGGTTTACGATGGGCGGCTCGCCCTGCAATGGCTCCAAGACGCAACCACTTAACACATGAGGCTCTATAGTGGCTACTTTAACCTACAGCGCCGCAGTCTCCGGGCTTGGTGGCGTTATCTCACGTCAGGTCACGCGCGAGGCGGACGGCGGCATTACCCTGGGCGTCACCGTGCCGAAAGGATACGCCGGCACGCTTACCACCAGGACAGACAATGAGACGGGCGAACTCACCCTTGCCGCTGGGCACGCCATCACCACCGGCGCGGTGGTTGACCTCTACTGGACTGGCGGCACACGCACCGGGATCACAGTAGGCACGGTGAGCGTTAATGCGGTGCCTATCGGTGCCGATAACTCGGGTGCCGGGAGCAACCTGCCAGCCCAGGATACGGCCGTGGTGTGCAGCGTGCGCACCCCGTTTAATGTCGCCATTGACGGCGACGAGCTTTCCATACTCGGCCTTCAAATGGTCTACACGTCAGCGGCAGAGACAGCGGTGAGCCGGGCCATATTCGTCGATGCGGCGGATGATGTCATTGCCACGCTCGACCTGACGGCCAACGAGGCGCGGGTGTACGACATCGAGGCGGGTGATACCAACCCATTCACAGGCGACCCGATAACAGATGCGTTTGTCAGCAACGCTTCAAGCGATGCGGATGCCACGCTCAAGATTCTTGGACTTCAGGACGCGACCCCGTAATGCCAACTTTTCGTGACAACAAGGACCGCGAATGGGACATCGCCATAGATGCGCCGATGGCCATGAAGATTCGCGCCGATTGCGACCCCAAGTTTTTGCTCAACGACAACGCGGAGGACAACACCTACACGCGGCTAGCGACAGACCCCGTGCTCTTATGCCGCGTGGTCTATCTGCTCTGCGAAAAGCAGCGCAAGGAGCGGGAGGTATCCGAGGAAAGTTTCTATATGGAGGTCATGGGCAAAGCCATCGACCGCGCGACGGAGGCGATGCTCGCGGCAATCATAAATTTTACACCGGCCAGAACACGCGAGATTTTGCAGGCGGTGGCGAGCATCACCGCGATGCAGGGGAAGGCGATAAACCTGGCCCTACAAAAGATCAGCGACCCGGCGCTCCAGGAGAAGTTCATCGCGGAACTCGCGGCCAACCTCGACATGGGGGCTGTGATGCCGTCCGCGAATGTTACGGCTACGCCGGTTTCTGCGGAGTCCACCCCGCCGGCCTGACCTACTGGGAGCTATTGACGATGGCCAACGGCAAGGCGGAAATCTTAGGTGGGACAAGCGGAGGCGGCGGACAGGTCATGCCCTACGATCCCGCGCAACTGGCGGCCTGGGGGTGATGCAATTTAGGAGAGACTTTTGCAGATTCCAGCCAGCCGATAGCCTACTATGCAGCAAGTGGTAATCAATACCGAAACGACGAGCCAAGTCGGCAAGTATCATGCGCTGGCCTTCAAATACAACGACATGCGATGCTCTGCAAATACCACGTCTACCCTGTCTCCGATTATTCGCTTGCTGCTTGCGTGTAGCCCAACGACAGTTGCCAGGTTCGTAGTTTCCGTCGTTATTAATGCGGTCCAATTCGTAATCCGATGCTGGTTGCGGCCGTCTTCCCATATCAGCGAGAAAGTTTTCAAACGAATTACGCCAGCGCTCGCAGACTATAATCCCGCGCCCACCGTAATTAGTGTAACCAGGCGCTGTCACACAGTAGCATCGGTGCTTCATGGACCTCCAAGTTTGGTATTCAGGGCTGTGTTTCTGTCCGTGTGTTCGACTGCGCTTACTTGTAACCTCTCGACCCAAGCATCCACAACTCAATTTGTGTCCCCCAGTCAGTGTGGTGCTAGTGGCGATAATGTCTGTTGTTCCGCAATCGCACGTGCAAGACCATTGAATCAACTGCCGCTTATTTCTACCAGCAAAGTTATTCACTGTAAGACGACCGAATCTGCATCCGACAAGATTTTTAATTCTGTGGTCGAATCGCGGCAAAGAGGCGGACGTGCTAAAATGTACTTTAGCCATGAGAAGTTCCTTTCTTCGGAAGGATGCTTGTGGTTAGAGCCGGCTGGCGTTGATAGCGCCAGTTCGGCTCGCTTCATTATACCACCTTTCTCTAAAAGAAAGGAGGTGCCACGTGGCTTCTGATGTCCGCGCTGGCGGCGCGTTTCGTTGAGCTGATGCTCAAGGATAAAAAATTTACGCATGGTCTCAGCGCGGCGAAGGGCAAGCTCATCGGCTTCGCCAAGGGCGCTGCTGTCGCCGGTGCTGCGGTGGCGGCGGCTGGTGTCGCGGCGGCTGGCGTGGGCTTGCGTAATTTTCTCACGCTCGGCGATTCGCTCCAGAAGATGAGCGACCGCACGGGGCTTAGCGTCGAGTCGCTGTCAGAGTTGCGCCACGCTGCGAGCCAGTCTGGCACTGACATTGGGCAAGTGGAAAAGGCCCTGCGTTACATGACGCAGAAGGGACTTGACCCCAAGAACTTCGACTCTATCGCGGCCAGCATCGACGCGATAAAAGACCCGACCGAAAAGGCCCGTGCAGCAATGGAAGTCTGGGGGATGCGTGCCGGCCCGGCACTGCTCCCGATGCTGAAGGACTTGCCGGCACTCCGTCAGGAGGCACGCGACCTCGGCTTTGTGATGAGCGGCGAGGCCGCGCAATCAGCGGTGCGTGTAGGCGACATGTTCGCCAACCTGTGGGAAACGCTGAAGATGGGCACTGTCGCTATAGGGCAGGCTATCGCACCGTTCCTGGAGGTGGCGCTGCCGGCCATCCAGGCGTTTGCGACGTTGGGGCTCAAGGCGATGCAGGACTGGGCAGCCTGGGTGGCGAGCAACGTCAGCACGGTAGCGGAGTTCATCGGCAACGTGTGGGGGACGACGATGGAGTGGTTCCGCTCGCTGACCACGGGCGTGTTGTCGGGCGTGATATTCGTCTGGGACAACTGGCAAAACCTACTGAAGATGGCGCTCGTCAGCGGCGAGCTGGCCATTGTGAGGTTTGCCAACCAAACCATCTACTTTTTCTCGGAAGCCCTGCCGGGTTATCTCAGCTGGTTTGCCGACAACTGGTGGGACGTGTTCAAGGACATCGGCAACATCACGGCCACGGTAGCCACTAACATCTGGAAGAACCTTAAGAGCTTGTGGGATGGCATCGTGGGGCTGTTCAGTGGCGAAGGATTTTCCTTCGAGTGGACCCCACTGACACAAGGCTTTGAGTCGGCCATCAAGGAGCTTCCCAAGATCGCGGAGCGGGAGATGGGGCCGCTGGAGACTTCGCTTCAGCAGCAGCTCGACCAGATCGCCGGGCAGGTCAATGAGGGGTGGGACAAGGCAGCGACCGAAGGCAAGAAGTTGTCCGAGGCGTTAATCGGCACGGGCGACCCGGTGGCCGAGTTGATCGCCGCGCAGAAGTCGGCGACGAAAGACGGCGCGGAGCAGATAGCCGGCGCGGCCCCGCTCGCCAATCAAGGTAAGCAGCAGGTACTCGGCTCATTCAGTGCGGCGGCATTGGCGGCGGCTGGTGGCAACAGCACCACAGATCAAGTGAAGGGGTTGCGTGATGATGCCAAGAAACAGCATCAGCAACTTATCCGCACGATAGAGACGGCGGGAGGGCTAGCGTGATCGAGTGGCGGCTAGTAGTGCGCGGTGCCGGTTGTCAGCGTGACGCTCATGGACGCACAGCACGGCATGGACCGCGCCGGGGAAATAGAGCAGCAGCGTCAATAGGACATTGAGCAGGGCGGACACTGGCTTGCCGCACAGGAACACGGCGAGCGGCGGACAGACTAGAGCAATTAAGTATCTCATGCAGGCAGGATAATTCCGGGACGTAGTCGAGTCAAGCAATGGTATTTAGCTTCGAGGAAACCCCCGAGTCCAGGGCATCGACCGCTGACAAGAACAGCGCGACGAAAACCCTTATCTACAAATCGGTTGGCGAGTTCGACGAGACGATTGTCGAGGCGTATGCCTACACCGGCAGCCCCGCCACGGTGACGGTTGCGACGGGGACGCTCTACCGCAGCTCAGTAAACGTGGACCCGGACGGCTGGGGCCAATACCGCGTCACCGTCACGTATGGGAAGCTCGACAGCAAGAGCGTGCCGACCGGCACATCGACATTCTCGTTTGACACCTCGGGCGCGACCATCAACATCAAGGCGGCGAAGGCCCACGTAGCCAGCTATCCCGACTCCGGCAACTGGCATAAAGGGGCCATCAACGTCAAGGCCGACGGCGATGTCGAGGGTGTCGAGATCGTCATACCAGCGCTTAAACTCACCTACACATTCAACCACCCAAGCGGCGTGGTCACTGAGGACTTCGCGCGGCTGTTGGCTTCCGTCACCGGCATGACTAATAGCGCCACCTTTCGGGGCTTCTCTGCTGGCGAGCTATTGTTCGCCGGTGCCTCTGGCTCTGACGGGAGCGAGGCGGAGGCGAGCGTTAGTTATTCGTTCGTGGCCAGCAGTAATGAGACGAGTCTAACCATCGGCGACATTACCGGGATCGCCAAGGCTGGCCATGACTACGCCTGGGTAGAGTTTGAGGACGACGTTGACGCTGGCGAACCCATCAGGCCGCCGAAGCGGGTCCACGTCGAGCGGGTCTACGATAGCTTCGCGTTTGCCTCCGTATTTGGCTGGAGTTAAGCGATGGCCTTCAAGCCCGGCGACAAACTTTCCGCGAAGTGGGCCAACCGGGTCGATGCGGCGGCGGCGGCGTTCAACGAGCGGGCGGCACTGGGCGGCAGCACGGCGGCTCACCGGATAGATCGCAACGTCATCAAGGTATCAAACCAGACCGGCTCAAACCTGCTACGCGGCCACTACGTGCAGGTCGGCGAGTTTGAGCTAGATGCCCGCGACCCCCGTAACATCTGGTTTGAGGGCAACCTGTACGACGAGACGAGCGACCAGCGGATAGCCATAGCCACCAACGCGGTAGTGGACGGCGCGCGGGTGGACGCGGTACTTATCGGCGTGGCTGTGGCCGTGGTGGATGTCAGCGACACGGGGCACCGCTACGCCACCCCGGTTGACGGCGAGTACGTCCTTGCATCCGCGGCGAGTGGGCCGGTTGAGATTCTCGACACGGTGACGGAGACGGGCTCACAGGAGTGCGCGGTATTGCTGGCGGGCGGGAGCGGTGAGGTTGTGTCTATCGCTCGCGGGCTTGCGACTGCGGATGTAGATGAAGATGACGCGACATTCACCATTGATAACGTGGAGAGCCTGCGCGGCACGGAGCCGGTGCTGTCGAGCGGGGCGCTCACAGTCACGAATGGCACGCTACCCGGCACCTACCCGATAGCCTGTAGCAATAATGATGTTGTCACTGCTGAATTAGTTGACGGTCTATGGAGGCCGCGTCAGTCAGTTGACGCCTTCTGGGGCATCGTCACGACGCAGGTTAGTGCCGTTACGGATAACGAGGATGGCACGTACACGCCGGGTTCCGGGGTGGCCAATCTTCTGCACAAACAGGACGGCGGGGCCTCCTGGGTCTATGAAGTATTGGGGCCGTCGAAAATCTTCAACATGACAAGCGCGGTTGTGGCCGTAGATAAACTCATTCAGGTTAAGCGGATCGGCGGGGACTTATTCGTTGACGTGGAGGAGTGCGGTGGGACTTAAGCGCAACAATCCCGGCTGTTGCTGCGAGGTCGTCTGCGGAGACTCTTTGCTTGTCACTATCAGCGGCGTTACCAATGGCTCGTGTTCATCATGTAGCACGCAGTACAACGAAACGGTTGTAACCGCGCCGGGCGTTCTCTCTGGCGACTGCAATACCTGCACAAAAACAGCATCGTCCGTGCATTGCGCTTTTACATTTGGGCAGAGTTCCACCCCATGCTTTGACGACGACGACGATTCCCTTATCTGCATGTTCACTGCGACAGACGGCAAAAAGTATATCTCCGTGAAATTGGAGGACGAGACACTCGGCGGCTTCGGTGATACCTTCGCCTCGTGGCTGAAAGAAGTTCCGGCGTTTACCCTGCCGCAAACCCTGACCCGCTCGCACCAGTGCCTCGTCGATGACTCGAAATGTAATTTCACCAACGCCGAGATATTGCTAGAGGCCGGCTGATGTTGCGGCGGCACGGTGATAGACTGGTGTGCGATGTCTGCGGGGCGAATGTAGCCTATCGTGGTGTCATGTACGGGCACGGCTGCAAGCCTGCCTGCCCCTACCTCGGCCAGCCCCGCGAGGAGGTCGTCACCGTCTCCCTGGTCTGCGGGTGCAAGGGCAACCGCACACGCAGCACCAAGAGTTTCATCGTCCACGACTGCATGGCGTGGGGGCGGTGCCTGCCCACGTACACGTGCGCGCCCGACGCCGTGGAGACGCTGCACGCGGGCGAGTGGGCCGAGCCATGTAGAGGGTGCGTGAAGCGACCTTAGCACCCCCTGACCACCAGCCAGACCAGCAGCAGCGGAACTGACAGCAGCGCGAAGGCGAGTTCCTCGGGGAAGTGGCGGAGGCTCATTAGACCTTGATCCCCAGCGCCGCGCACACTACGTCACGCAGCACAGCGATCCGCCCGACTTGTGCTGCCTCCGCCCGGCGCTCCAATTCCGCTACGGCGGCTGCGGGCAGGCTCACATACAGCCCCTCCATCGGCTCGCCGTAGGCCGCTTTCCGCCCCGACCCAGGCCGAAACCCCCCGCGTTTTCCGGGCTTTTTGGCTTTTTTCGCCATTTCTTAGATTTTCCTAGGTTTTTCTATTGCGGGCTACGATAAGACTATTATAATCAAACTCGTGGGGCAATCAAGCCCCGGCAACACAGGAGAAAGACAATGACAATCAACGCTATTAAGTGCGATTCCTGGATCGACGCGATTCAGTACGCATCCGCCAGTGGCCGAGGCCAGGCGGTTTCGGTTTGCGGTTGCGGCCCGCTGGTGGCTGAGCAAGACGAACTGGACCGGCTCGAAGCGGCGGGCGTTTCCTTCGCCTACCTGCACGACTACACAATGGCTGACGGCTCGGTGCGTATCGTAAGCGTGCCGGTAAACTGACACCACTAACACAAGGGGCAAGACGATGACCGCCAAGAAGACCACCCGCCGCAAGTTTTTCATTATCCGGGTTGATGATGTGGACGTCCGGGTCCTGGCCACCAACTACGCACAAGCACGCCGCAACGCCCGCGCCGGTCAGGGTCGGGTAGTCGGCGTGTATTTCTCTTGAGACGAAAGGACAAGACAATGACGGGTACACTAGCAAACGTTGAACTCAACCGCAGCACCGCCAACGAGATGGGATGGATAGAGCACTACATGGCTGAGATCGCGGGCCGGGTCGGCGAGTTGGCCGAGGGCGACAACACCTTGGGCAAGCTGGAAGTTTACCGCCACGTACACGCGGCCCTGCGCGACGTAGTAACGGCGCTCAAGGACGCCGGCAACTGACCGCACTGCCACGCTCCCCGGCGAACCGGGGAGCTTCCTTTAACGCCGGGCACCCGGCAGGAGATGAACGATGAACGCTGTAACAGTCTATTGGGATACGCAAGACCCGAACAACCAGGGCTGGGCCTACAGGGCCACCGGCGAACCCGGCGACATAGCGAGCGGCCCGATTGACGGCGTGGCTGCTGATGACATCTACGGGGCCATTGCCGAAGCGTGCCATATTCTCGGCCTCGATGTTACGCCCGACTCATTCGCCACTGATACGCACACGGACGGCGGCTGGGCTGTCTGGCACGAACCTGACGTCACTTAACCGCCGGCGCTACCGGCAGGAGAAAAAAACATGTTAGCTATCGAAACACTCACAAGCATCCCTGGCACTGTGCCCATGCCTGGCAATCGCCTGGGCTGTGTACTCTAACCCCGCATCTCCTGCCCGTGCCTCGTGCCGGCCTAAGCAACCGGTCGCGCAAGCGCCAGCGGGGCACGGGCGAATTAACGAAAGGGACGAACAATGAGCAATCAACTCACCGACAAGGAATCCGAGAGCGTCTACCGCGCCGCATATCGGGGATTATCTGACGAGCAGTGGCACGGACACAGTTTCGACGTGGCACTGTGGCCTGACGGCGACGCTAGGCCAATATCGTCGGGCTGCTCCATCCAAGCCGGCGCGATGCCTGTACTGGAGAATGTCTCCGCGAGTGACTTCGGCGACTGGTCCATCGACGAAACCACAGAGGATGAGTTTGCTGCGATGTGCATGGAGTGCTTCGGGCGAATTGAATTAGACGAGGACGACGATGGAAGTGATGAGGAAGAAAAGCCGACTGAGCCGTGCGTCGTCTGTGGTGATGATTCGACTGATTGGCTGCCAGTGTGGAACGGGGGTAAATCGTGGGAGCACAAAGGTACTGCCTATCACTGTGGCTGCCACGAAGATCATGAAGTCATAGCAGCGTACCGCAAAGCGCTCGACGAAGAAGCGCAAGCTCGTGGATACGTAGACGCTGACGATTTGAACGACCCGGAGAACGACCTTTAGCCAGACCCACCAACACGAAAGGGATAGCCATGTACTACAACACTATCTGGACGAGCAACTGCAATCGGTTCGACGTGATCCTGTTCGAGAAAACCTACCGGGTCCGCCGCCGCTACTGGTCGAAGGTACGCAACGAGTGGGGACTACCCCTAGAGGTATCCCGCCACCGCAAGGAATCGCGGGCCGTGGAAGCCGCCGAGAAGCTGGCAGCTAAAGACCGCGAGGGGGTAAAGCCATGAAAGACGACTGGCCAACACTCGTAGCGAAGCTCTCCCGCACTGTTAATAGATCGTATGGTGCCCGCACGCAATTCGAGGATGCACTTGGCGACCGGGGATGCCGTCAGTGGAACGCACTCCTGGAACTGGCTGCGAAAGCACTACAGGATAAACCTACGCACGAAAGGACCGAACGATGAACCAATCTACAAAACCACAAGGCAAGGTCAAGAGAATCCGCAACTCAGACGAATGGGAGGCTTGGGATTCGCGTGGAAACTACCTCGGGTTTTCCAGCAATCACGATGAGGCTGTTACAATGGCCGAGAAGGGGTGGACCAACAACATCCTATGCGATGAGGCGTCGGAACTTGACCTGTGGACACTCTGGAACAACTGCGCGGACCATTGCCGCGTCTTTGATTGTGGCGATGGGACACAGGCTCTTGTGCTTCCCGGTGATTTTGTCTTGACGGCGAAACGTGACAAGCATGGGTGGGACGTTAGCATTGAGACTCACGACGATTTCTTTGAGACGTATGCCGGTGATGGCAACGTGTGCCGCATTACCGTGGCTGAGAAGCCATATCAAGTCGAGTGACCGCTAGCCACGCCGATCTGCTAGCCGAGCACGGGTGAGGAAACTCACCCGTTTTTTAATGCACTCGCCGCTGCCACCAGTGTCGGTGCCCCGGATCGAATAGCAGGTCGCACGGCTGGCGGCCCGTGCTGGCGATCCTGGCGTCGAGGTAATGCCGGACTGTGATCGCGTCGCTGGAGTGCCCCAGGCTCGCCCGCGCATCGCCACCCGCCGCCACCAGATGGCTGGCGTGTGATTTTCTGAGCGTGTGCCATGTCACCCACCGAGGTAAGCCGGCGGACTCTCGCAGGTAAGGCAAGTGCTTGTAATAGGCGTTTAAGCTCACCTCGGCAAAAGGCAGCGGTCCATCGGCCACCGCAAGCAGCCGCGTCAGTGCCGCCACGGTCGCAGCCCGAATCTTGTAGAGACGCCCCTGCGTGTGCCCCTTCCGCGTCTCTGGCTCGATGGTGAGCCAGCCTCTCTTGAGGTCGATGAGGTCGCGGCGTATCTGGTAGACGGCTCCGATTCTTTCGCTGCTATCCCACAGCACGTACAGCAGCGCGGTGAGTACGACGTTGCCCGGCAGCACACCCACCATCCTTGGGTAATAGCGTGCGGCTTGCCACAAGGCTTCGAGTTGCTCGCGGTCGAGCGCCAACGGGAGCCTATGCACCGGTGCCGGCGCTTTCACCTCGGGCGGGTCGATCCACCTTCTTTTGCCGCCGCTCGCCCAGCGCCAAAGGGCGATAAGTTTGTGACATTCCCCCCTCACCGTCTCGTGGCTGACTCGCGCCAGCCGCCAGGCAACGTATCGGGAAAAGGTTACATCATTCAGGTCGGCGAGCGTCGGCTGCCTGCCGAGCATTTGGCCGAGGTGGTTAATTGCGATTTCGTGAAGACGGCGGGTGTCGAGCCTGATGGCAGTGAGGATCGCATATTCCTCAATGACCACTGAGAGTGGTTGGCGGTGCATGGTGGCTAACCTCCGGGGCGGGCGGTCGTTAGGTAGCTAACTAAATCGGCCACGCTCGCCCAAGTCTTTAGTGTGATAGCGGTTTCCTACTGGTCCAAGTACCGGAAAATCCCGGCAATTACCGGCAATTCTGGTCCCGTCTAGTCTCCGGTACGTGTTACTGCGCGGCAACTACCGGCAACGTGTGCGGGATAGCGGCTGCGAAAAAGATGCGGGGGCCTGTTGCCCGGCTGCCCGCCGTGGCTCGCTGCGAACCGTGCGGCGACGAGAGAAGATACGGTCGATAGACCGCTTAACAACGCAAAATGGAGGTAGTTGACACAGTACCCACATGGGTATACCATGTCAACCATGAAAAAGATGCAATCCACACCCGATGTCGCTTCGCAAATCTCCCAAAAACTGCGGTCGTTGGTGGCGGTGCATAAGCCCATGAATCAGCGGGACTTAGCGGCAGCCATCGGTATCCCCACGATGGTGCTCAACAGGGCCATCCGTGGCGAATCGACGCCTACCGCTGACGCGATTATCAAAATCGCCCGCTACTTCAATATCACGACCGACGAGCTTTTGGGGGTGCGCCCACCGACACGACCCAAGAGGAAAGTCGCGAGCTAGTCGAGAAATAGCCGCTCATTTTAGGGCGGCTAATTTTTTTTCGATTTTATACCGATATGGGTATTGCACGGCATACCGATATGGGTATACTCATCGGCAGTCCGCCAGACTCATAGGAATCTACAACGCCACATTACGCGGCACGGCACTCAGGAATCTAACAAGGATCATGGAAGGCACAACGCCAGCACGGAGCCGGCAACACCACCCAGGAAATCCCGCCGCGTGCAGGATGCGTTCTAACGCGGCGGGAATGGATTTAACACTCTCACGAAAGGGAAACGATGGCACGTACTAAAACACCAAGCACAAATGGCGCGGTAAAGAACCGGATCGCCGGGATGCCCGTCAAGGAAGAAGCGATCACCATTAAGCCGCTGCGGCAGAAGGTTATCCAAGTCCGCATTACCGGCGTGGCACCCTTCATGCAGTTGCGATTTTCGGAGAAGGCCAAGGCCACGATGATGGCCACCCAGCAGGCCGGCTCGCAGGCGAAGTCGAAGAAGGTGCGGGAGCCGCGCAACTACGACGCCGACTACGAGGGGGCCATGTATCGCGGTCCCAAGAAGCAATACGGCTTTCCGGCCTCGGCGATTCGCAACGCCTGCATTTCAGCGTGCAAGCTCGTGGGCTTTCACATGACGAAGGCCAAGCTGGCGCTATTCGTGGATGCCGACTTTCTGGACGCTGCGGACGGGACGCCGCTCATTGAACTCAAGGGCACGCCTGAGAAAACCATCATGCCGGCGCGGAACGCCAACGGGTCCACCGACCTGCGGGTACGGCCCATGTGGCGGGAGTGGTCGGCCACGATAAAGGTGCGTTTCGACGAGGACCAGTTTTCGGTGAGTGATGTGGTCAACCTGCTCATCCGCGTCGGCGCGCAGGTAGGGATCGGCGAAGGGCGGCCCGACTCCAAAAGCTCAAACGGTTTGGGCTACGGGCTGTTTGAAGTGAAGTTCGCAGGGGATGCGTGATGGCAGGCTTGGCACGACTCGGCTTGGCACGACGTGGCTCGGCGTGGCACGGCCCGCTGCGGCCCGGCAGGTATGGCAGGGATTGGCGCGGCACTGCATGGCTTGGCTGGGCCGGGCACGGCAGGCGCCGTTGGGCCAGGCTTGGTACGTCCAGGATGGGCGCGGGTTCGCGTGGCATGGCAATCACTTTTATCACAGGAATAAAACACTATGGCAGATAAGACGATCCACAAACCCACTCGCAAGGCGGCTTCACTCCGCAGTTGGCTCGACGCCATCCGCGATGCCCACCCGCAAAAGCTACTCACTACCCAGCGGGTCGTGGCGGCGGCCCGCGATCCGAAATCGCCGGGGCACCGGTACTTTACGTGGGACGACAAAAAGGCGGCGCATAGGTGGCGGCTCGACGAGGCCGAGCGACTAATCCGCAAGGTGTACGTCATCAACCAGGACAGCGGGGCCAAGACCCCGGCGTTCGTGTCGCTGCTGCCAGACCGGGAAAAACCGGGCGGCGGCTATCGGGCGACGGCTGAGGTGCTGTCCTCGAAGGCCCTGCGGGCACAGTTGGAACTCACCGCCAAGGCGGAACTGCGGGCGTGGACGGAGCGCTACCAAATACTCACGGGGCTGGTGAGCGCGGTGGCGAAGGCGGCAGGGATCGAAGGGCGTAAACGGAAATAGCGCATGGCTAGACGCGGAGCCACTCGGCCAGGCCCGGCTAGGCTCGGCAGCGCTCGGCAGGCGCGGCACGGCTTGGTGAGGCAAGGCAGGCACGGCACGCTTTCGCCCGGACCGGCAAGGATCGGCAGGACACGGCAGGCAAAACATAACAGCAGGCCCCGGCGCTGGCCTCCCCACCAGCGCCGGCGGGAGGTAGGACGTGAAAACCCGGCAGCCGGTTAATAGCAGCACCCGTGTGATGTGCAGTCGAGACGGGCACCACTTCGAGCTTACGTTCCGACCCGACCAGCGGGTGGTGGCGTGGCTGGCGGTTGAGCACTGGTGGAACCAAGGCATCATCACCTACGCCGACTACCTGACGTTGCGGAATGTCGTGCGGGCTAACACATGGGAGGAACCATGACTGACCTCGACGAAATCGTGACGAGCCACTGGCCGCTGGAGCAGTGCCGCTGTGCCGAGTGCCACCGGGACCGGCTCGGTTATGCGGTGACGCTGGTACTGTGGGGCGGCGGCGTACTGTGGACCACGCTGGCAACGGCGTGGCTCGTGTGGGGGTAAAAGATGGACGAGCTTTATTCGGTGGTTGTGGTGTACGCGGAGGGCAGGTGCATAGTGTGCGGCGTGATAGACGCGCTGCACTGTGGCATGTGCCTTGAATGTTTCGAGCAGTATTACGCTGGGGGTGAATGATGGCACAAGGCGTCGTGAAAATCAGAAACAAGGACTACAAGACGGTCGCCCTCCGGGTGACTGAGTTTCGAGAATCACACCCGATAGATATTGGGTGGGGGGTCAATACCAGCGTGCTCCAATGCACTGCGGACGGGGTGCTGGTGCGTGCTGAGATCGTCAACCCAGAAGGCAAGATCGTGGCCACGGGGCACGCCCAGGAAGTCTGGGAAGGACAGATTAACGCGACCTCGGCTGTAGAGAATTGCGAGACCTCGGCTATCGGGCGGGCGCTCGCTTCCGCAGGTCTAGGTGGAGAGGAGTTTGCGTCAGCCAACGAGGTGCAACACGCGGTCGCCCAGCAAGAGCGCGGGCACACGAATAAGCCACCAGCCAAACCCAAGGAAACAGAAAAGCTGCCCAGCGATAAACTGCTGGCCGGCGCTGAGAAGCTCTACAGCCAGTGCCACTCGAAGGACGAGCTACTCGCCGCGTTAGATCGGGTGGCGGAGGGGCGGGAAAAGTTTCCCGACGATGACACATTCCGGCGGGCAATCAACGCGGTGCTCAACCATACGCAGGCGCTCTCGGACGAGGACGTACTGCACGTCAACCGCAAGTGCTCGTTTCTACTACTCAAACAGCCGGGCGTGATGACGGCTGCCGAACTCGAACAGGAGGCTGAAACAGCGTTTAACTGATGGGATCACTAGCAACACAAGATGTGAAGCGACTCGCCGCGTGCGAGGCAACAATCGAAAAAGGGATGTCAACATTTGTGGAAGTCGGCCAGGCGCTGGCTGAAATCAGGGACAGCAAGCTCTACCGAGAGACGCACAAGACGTTTCAGGCGTACTGCAAAGAGCGCTGGAGTATGGCCCGCTCCCGCGCCTACCAACTCATTGAGGCAGCCGTTGTTGTAGAGAATTTGTCTACAACTGTTGACAAAACCGACGACATGTTTCCGCCTGTCAATGAGGCGCAAGTTAGGGAGCTATCTAGGGTTGCGCCGGAAAAGCAGCCGGAAGTCTGGCGGGAAGCCAGCAAGAACGGCACACCCACAGCGGCCAAGGTCACTGAGGCAGCCAAGAAGGTTGTCGGCGAGGACGGCATCATCCGCACGGTGTCTACCGACAAGCGGTGCACGCCGATCCCGCCCAAGCTGGCACCCGTGTTCACCGATGGGCCACGGCGTATTCGGGGATTGGTCAAGAAAATCGGCGAACTGCTGAACGAGATCGAGCAGGACTCAACCCCCGGCCTGGAGCGGCTGCCGCTCGCAGAGATACGCGACAACCTCAAGAACGCGCAGGCCGCGCTCACCAGTGCCATCCCCACCTACGTTTGCACCTGCAAGGGACGCGGCTGCAAAACGTGCTCCCAGATGGGATGGCTTCACAAGCACTGCGGAGTGGTGTTTACCGAACCGGAGTTTGTATGAGCTTTCTGCGCGACTACCAGATTGCCGCACAGCAATCCGTGATGACGGAACTGGAGGACCACGAATCCACGTTAGTTGTCCTGCCGACCGGATGCGGCAAGACGGAGGTAGGGCTATCCATCATGGATGACTGGCCCGGCGACGGGCACAAGCTCTGGCTGGCGCACCGAGAGGAGTTGGTGTGGCAGCCGTGGGAACGGTGGCACCGTAAGACGGGCGAATACGCTGAGATGGAAATGGCTGAATACGGACGCAGCCGCAGCGGGTCACGGGTGACATTCGCCAGTAAGGATTCATTATGGAGGGAGAAACGTCTGCGGTGCGCCTTCCCAGACCCCAAAGAGGTAGACCTTATTTTCGTCGATGAGGCCCACCATGCGGTGAAGCAGAACAAAAGCTATCAGGCCATTCTCGACTACTTCTCTGGCAACCCCAACCTCAAGGTGATTGGCCTCACCGCCACCCCTGATCGGGCGGACGAACAGGCGCTCGGGCAGACGTTCGATAGTGTGGCCTACGACTTCCCACTCTACAGCCCGCACGGGGAACCTTCGGCTATCACAGACGGCTGGCTTGTCCCTATCGAACAGCAATTCATCACCGTCGAAGATGTCGATTTCGACGCCGTGGGTATCCGCGGCGGGGACTTCATCGACTCCCAGCTAGCCGAACAGATGCTCAAAGAAAAGGCGATGCTGGGCCAGTGCTCGGCTGGCATGTCGCTGGCGGGTGATGCGACGACGCTGGTGTTCGCCGCGTCTATCTCTCAGGCCGTCAAACAAGCTGAGATTTTCAACCGCCACAAGCCTGATTCCGCCTGGGCTATCGCGTCTCGGGTGGATGATGATATGGCGTTCGACTTTGTAATGCAGTCGAACGACAAGCAGGCTCGCCGCAGACTCCTGAAGCGCTGGGGGCGCGGCGAGTTTCAGTTCTTCTGTAATGTGGGCGTGTTCACCGAGGGCATGGATGAACCCGCCATTCGCGCTATCTTGATGGGCCGTCCTACTAAGAGCCGTGCGCTCTACTCCCAGATGGCGGGACGCGGGACGCGGGTACTTCCCAACATCATCGAGGGTCGGACAGAACAGGGTGGCTATTGGCGGCTGGAGACAGCAGCGGAGCGTAAGGCAGCCATCGCCGGCAGCGGCAAGACATCGGTGCTACTGGTGGATTTCGTCGGCAACTCCCGCCACTCCCTGATTTCGTCCATCGACATCATGGGTGGCACCTTCCCCGATGAGGTCGTGGCCCGCGCTACCAAGAAACTCACTGATGCGGGGGACTCTCAGAACGTCCTGGAGGCCCTGGAAGAAGCGCAAAGCGAACTGGAGGCGGAAGCCAAGGAGAAGCGTAGACGCGACCTGGAGGCCCGTAAGCGGCTTAGGGCGACCGCTGCCTACCGTTGCCGGGAAGTCGATCCATTCGGGGTGCTGGGTGTTATCCCGCCCCGCGAGCCAGGATGGCACCACGGGCGGAAACCATCGGATCGGCAGAAGGCCGCGCTCCAGCGATTTAAGGTCGATGACGTGGTTATTGAGCGGCTTTCGTTCTGGCAGGCGAGCAAGATGCTCGACAACCTCGTGTCGCGCTGCAAAGAGGGCAAAGCAACGTACAAACAGTGCGCAATCCTGGCCAAGTTCGGTGAGGACGGCGCTGAGATGAAGTTCGATGAGGCGTCACGCACCATCGACCTGATAGCTAAGAACGGATGGAAGGCACTGACAACTTGATGTGACGCTGCCCACGTAGCGACTAAGGCGAAAGCACAGTCTGGCAGCAGTGATAGAACTTGCATCGCGCACAAGACCAATGGGCGCGACGGTGGGAAGGGACGGCTCGAACGCTCAATACCAGTATTGCCGTTGGTGGACACCCATCGAAACCAATAAACGCGGAGGACGAAGCAAGCGACGGGCGGCTCCGGTTTTCAGGGCGCAGTCGAGTCTGTAAGGACTCGCTGCGCTCAGGGACTCACCAGTTTTCAGGAGGGACGATGACGGATACCAACTTAGTGATAGTGACAGGCAGGTTGACGCGGGACGTTGAGCTTCGCACGACACCCAGCGGCAAGAGCGTCACCGACATAGGGCTAGCTGTGAACAACAGCGTTAAGGTCGGGGATGAGTGGAAGGATAAGACGACGTTTCTGGACATCACCGTATGGGGCAGGACAGCGGAAGCGGCAGAGAAGTACCTGCGGAAAGGTTCACGGGTACTCTTTGAAGCGCGCCTAGACATGGACTCGTGGGAGAAAGATGGCCGCAAGCACAGCAAACTCAAACTTCTCGCCGACAAGATGCAGATGCTCGGTGGCAAGCAGGAAGCACGCGAAGAACAAGACATCTTCTAGCATGGAAACACAAGACCTGGCAGCGGAAGAAGCCCTCCTCAGTAGCGTCTGGCTCAGCGCCGACGCGGACGGGTTTCTCGACAGGATCGAGAGTAAGGACTTCACGGACCCCTTGCTGCAATGGCTGCTCCTGCTACTCAAGTTGACTGCGGACGCGGGCGACCCGCTGGACATGATTGCGGTACTGAGACGGGCGCGGAAACCGGAAATGCTGGAGCGACTTCCCAGGGAGTTGCAGGGCGACATGGCGGCGCACGTCGCACGAGTTTTGGAGCGGGAGTGTACGTCGGCGCATACGGGGTATTACTTCCGGGTAGTGAGGCAGGCGCGGCTCAACCGGGCGCTGGTGGGACTGATGGCGGGCATCCGGGAGCGATTGAACAAGCGGCATGAGCCGGCGGCCATCATCGAGTTTATCGCACTGAACACCGAGAAGCTGAGAGAGAGGTTACCATGAAACGCACGCCGCTTAACCGTAAGACCCCGCTCAAGCGTCAGTCGGCCCGCAAGCGCCGCGAACTCCGCGAGACCGACAAGTTGCGGCACGCCTACATCGAGGCGGGCGGGTTGTGTGAATACTGTGGCGACCGTCGCGCTACCGACTGCCACGAGATTACCGCCGGTGCGCATCGCCACCGCGCGGTCTACGAGCCGGGCGCGCAGCTCTATTTGTGCCGCGAGTGCCACGAGAGCCTTCAGGGCCTCGACTACGACATGCAGGCGACCATCAAGTGTGCGGCCATCATCTCCGCAATCAATCGCTGCCACGGCTCCGAGGCCGTCCGCACGGAGGATGTGGCGATTCAGCTCATAAGGGAGTACGCATCGTGACCAAATTACACAACATAACCAAAGGAGGAACGAAATGAGCTGCGAACATCACGGCGACAACCTGCACGGCGACCCCGAACTCGTGAAGCTATTCCGCGACCAGTTGCGTGGTGAGGCCGTCAGGAAATGGCCTGGCGGACGCATGGGTGGCGACGACGATGGGCAACTAGCCTACGCCATCGCCACCGACAAGCCACGCGGCGCGATCATGATTAAGTTCCCCAAGCAGGTTGAATGGCTTGGTCTAGATGTTCAATCGGCAACCACGTTGCGCGACCAACTGACGGAACGCATCCTGGAGCTGCGAGGGATAACGGTATGAAGGACACGACTCGATGCCGCCATTGTTACCACGACTTTGCGGACCACAACTACGTGTCGGACTCCATAGACAAGTACACATGCCCAGTGCCGGCACACGAAAGCGGCTATGGATATTTCCCAGGTGGAGACCCGCGAGACTTCTTCCCGGACGCTGAGTGTTGTTCGGCAGAAGAACTCGCAGCCCATCGCGCGGCTTGTGATGCGTGGAACCGTGGCGAACGCCCGGAGACGCCACCCGGCAGCCGATATGTGTGCGACGACGATGGCAAAGTCGTAGCGCACGTGTGCGGCGGTAAGTTTGGTATCGGGGTCTACGCGATAGAGTACGAGACGTTTTTCGAGCCAATGGAAGATGACGAGGCCAGCGTATGACCCCCACGCTGCTCATCCTCGACGCGCACGAGCGGCGGCTGACGCCAGAGGAACTTGCGCACCTCAGGGCGGAGTGCGAGCGGATCGGAAAACTGTACGCCCAACTGCGGGCGGCGATAGAAACCCAGGAGAAACGAAAATGAACGCGAAGGAATTATCGGCCGCGCTGCGGACGGTTGAGGAACCCATCTGGCTGATCGAGAACAGCATCACGAAGGGTGGCCGCTGCGAGGTGTCGCGCGAAATATCGGGCGCTGAGATAGCCGACGCCATTGACGCGCTGTATGAGAAGTACGCCCGCGCGGTGGCGGCGCTGCGGAAGATGGACATGGTATTTTCTTGTGACGATGCCGTACACCCGAACTCAATCGTTGGCACGAAAGTACGCGAGCAACTGGCTGCCGTACTGCGGGAGGCCGAGCGATGAGTGACGGCACGGACGCCCCGTTCGCGGGTGGCCGCTGGACTGCGGCCCGCTACCGCCAGTTCGTGGTGAGCGCGTTACGTCGGGCGTGGATGAAATACCCGGTCAAGCAGGATGCGCTCTCGGCGGCGCGCCGGCCCGCAGAGAACCGCAGCGGGCGCACTAAGTGGGAGTACAGGTGCGCCAGTTGTGGCGAGTGGTTTCTGGGCAGTGAGGTGCAGGTGGACCACATCCGCGAGTGCGCGGCCACCGACCTCAACCAGTTCGTGGCGACGCTGTTCTGTGAGCGGGACAACCTCGCCGTGCTGTGTAAGGGATGCCACCAAGTAAAGACGCACGCCATGAAGGCGGCGAGAAAGGAATCGCAATGCTAGTGCTGACACGCAAGGAAAACGAGACCATTGTCATTGGCTCTGAGTCGGTGCGGGTGAAGGTGCTGGAGGCGAGCAAGGGCATCGTCAAAATCGGCGTGTCCGCCCCGCCCGACGTGCCTGTGCATCGCCTCGAAGTCTGGGATCGAATCAAGGAAAGCGAGGCGAGCCATGAGTGAACTCAGCCACATGCTCGACTACATGTACGAAAACATGGATGGCCGCGAGTGCGTCGAGGACTACCACGACCGGCACGGCACACAGACCGCCGGCATCTTGACAGTGTACGACGACGAGCGTGCTGGCCTGATTATCGACCGCCTCTATGACCGGATTGCCGGCAAGGTGGTGGTGGAAATCGGCGGCGGCATCGGCCTGCTGGCCTGCCATCTAGCCGGCGTGGCTAAGCGGGTGTTTTGCATAGAGTGCGACCCGATGTGGATGTCGTGCTACGTGACGGCACTCTACGAGCACAAGCCGAAAAACCTCACGTACATCTTCGGCGCGGCCGAGGAAATGGCGGGTCTTATCCGTGGCGACGTGGCGCTCTATTGCACCCACAGCGGGCATCAGGCGCTGCGGGCCGTCGCTGAGCAGTTCGCGCCTGAGGTCATTGACGTGTACGGCGAGCTAGTGGGCGAGACCAATTTTGTGCGAGGCGAGCCATGAGCCTAACGACGCTTGAGCTTTTGCGGTACGCCATAGCCGAGGCGGCGGACAACCACCGGGACCATGTGACGCTGCCCTACGAACTGGCCGTGCGTATCTGCGGTGAGTTGGCCGAGCTGGAGGCGATAAAGGAGGCGGCGGAAGCCGAGAGTGATGAATAAAACAGTAGCAGACCGTATCGCCCACCTTCACCCCTGTCGGGAGGCTGCCGAGTGGGCGCGTGGTTACACTTCGCCGACCAAAGCGTGGCGGGAGTGCGAGCGGGGCGATTGGATGCTCTGGCTATTGGGCCAGCTAGCTGCTGGTGAGCCTGAATCTCAGTCGCGCCGTAAACTTGTGGCCTGCGCTGCCGACTGTGCAGCACTGGCGCTGCCGAACTGGGAGGCCAAATACCCCAATGACCGCAGGGTGCGGGATTGTATTGAGGCTTGTCATGCTTGGTCGCGTGGCGAGATCACGACGGAGCAGTTGCGTGCCGCCGCCCGTGCCGCCAGTGCCGCCTATGCCGCCTATGCCGCCGCCAGTGCCGCCTATGCCGCCTATGCCGCCGATGCCGCCTATGCCGCCGATGCCGCCGCCTATGCCGACCATGCCGCCTGGGCCGCGACTCT